ACGCGGGCTTTTTGCTTACCGCCGATACGAGCGGGGACAGAATCACTAACGCCGTCCCCATCGCCACGAACAGGATGACCGCCCATAGCAGCAAGACGCTCGATGCCAGCATTGCTGCTACCGTTGCCCATTTCTGAAACCGTACGCGCATCGACGACAAAGGAACCATCCTTCATATTTACTTCACCGCCGCGAGCTTTTGTCTCTTCAAACTCCTCGGGGTCTTTAAAAACCTCAACCGGATTGACGCGAAGGTCTGCCAGTCTGAAGTTAGGCATATAGCCTTGCCCAGATACGTTTACACCGGGGGTTATAGTACCCGGCCTTTCAACTGGGTTTACGCGAAGGTCTGCCAGTCTGAAGTCAGGCATCATGCCCTGCCCAGAGACGTTTGTACCACGGATTGTGGTTCCGGGCAGCGAGGTAGCCATGCTCATGTTGGGCGGCAAGTTTGGAGCAATTTCCGACGACATACGACCCCCATACATAGTGGCAAGGTCGATGGCGTTTGCGCCACCGCCGTAATTGGTGTTGGGGCTAAACGCAGAGGTCGAAATTGCTTCTCCACCCGAACCGGGGATAACGGGCCCAGTGGGGGGAGGAGTTTTAGGTCCAAGATTGTAATCTTTTGCAACGCTAGTCCTAGCCGATGCATCGGACGGAACGGAGTACATCGACTCCGTGATTGCACCGGGCCTATTACGGTTGAAGTAGTCCACGGTTGCTTGGAAATCACCAGCGGCGGGAAGCGCAGCGATACCGCCTTCTGCCATACCGGGAACGGGCGGCGGCGCTGGCTCGAAGAAGTTAAATGCAGCACCACGAGCACGCCGCATCTCTTCTGGCGTCCGGAACCGAGCGACGCGCGGGGCCGGGAAATAGGGACCTTTATATTCCGATTTATTTTCAAATTCCGGCAGTCCGACCGTAGGCGTTGCTGCCTGATTGACTGCGTCGAGAACACTTGCCCCGGCGATATAGGGGGCTGCCTTGGCAACCATACCCTTACCGAGACCAGCGGAAGCTGCTTGCCCAAAACGCTGACCGAAGCCGGCGAGACCGGTTTTTGCTGCGGCGGCAGGGGCAGCGATACTAGCTGCCGAAGGTGCAATCGAAGCCGCCCCCGGAAGGCCGGCAATACTCATGGCGGGAGTAAACGGTGTCGCCGCTACATTTAGCGCTCCAGACATACCCGGCACATTCAAGGCACCTGAGAAACCAGTGGTCGGGGCCGCAGCAGGAAGAGCAGAGCCCGCAGCGGCTTTAGCACCAAACACTTTGCCAGCCCCAGCAGCCCCACCAAGAGATGCGCCGCCAAAAGCTTGGAGACCAGCCATCAGGCCCTTGTTGATATCACCAGTGAGCAAGGTCTGGCCGCCACCAACGATACCGGCAGCAAGGAGCGGACCCACACCGGGGATAAAGGACAAGCCTGCACCCAGCAGCGTCGGCAGAAGTTTCTTGAGGAAGCTGGCTTCCGGCAGGCCCGTGTTGGGGTTGATTGACAGGTCGCCGCCAAACCGCTGCGCTAGACCCCGCAGGCTGTTCACCTCACCCGGCGTCATGTGGACAAGGACGGAATCGTCGCCGCGCCCTTGGCCCTGAAGCTCCTGCGCCATGGGGTTCATGCGGTTGTTAAGGCCAGAAAGAGACGGCAAGCCGCCAGCACCGGGGACCGGGTTGTTATTGTACGTGCCCCCTGCGGGGGTGTACGGCGTGGGGCTAGATTGCTGAACGTCCAAAACCTGCATAACCTGATCCTTGAGCGCTATCGTATACTTACACTGACGTTACCGATTTGTCCAAATCCAATTACCGGAAGAGGAGCAACGCGGGTAACCGGCGGGAACTGGGCAGAGACGTGGGTGATTCCAACAATCACAGACGGCGTAGCAGGAATAGCCGGGGTAACACCGGGGCTAGCCGTAACCGCTGGGAAATGTTCGATTGACACAGTGGTACTGCTAACGCGCCACATAATCTCGACGTACTGATTGTCCGCCGTAATATCGACCATGACGGGGGTCACAGCAATAAGGTGCGACGGGTCACCGCTTGATTTACGTGCAGGTAACGAGAACCGGCTGTTGGAAGAGGGGATGTCCGTACCGTTCTTACGTAGCCAGATGTCTACGTCATGCGCGCTATTGTCCGTGTTTTTAAGCTGGATGCTGTAGGTGATGTTGTAGATACCTTCTTTGGCGAAGGTAATCCGCGAGTTGCTGACGACGCTAATCCCGTTGGGGAACTCGTTGATGTTTAAGGTGATGGCGTAGGCATTAGCTACGCTTGCAGCCGTCTGGTCTTGGTCGCTCATTAGCTGGTTATAAGGAAGCTGAAGGAAGCGTCCGTCGCCGTAAAAAGTGCCGCCGTAGAAGTTATCACCCATGACGTTGTTAATGATGGCGCTTTGCGCAGCGAGGTCGTCTGTATCTACGTATAACGCATCGACCCTGTCGATGTCCGCATGGCCCACAATCATGCTGCTGGCGGTAACGGTATCTGCGTTGACGTTGGTGCCCGTGAAGGTACCCCCATAAAAGTTAGCAGCCCGGTAGGACTGCGCTTGGTTGGGAGTGATCGAGTCTAGCTGGTTGAAGTAGATTTCAATGACACGGATAAGCTGCCGCACGTACTGCGGATCATACTGCGCAGGCGGGTTGGGTAGTGGAGCAGCTTTGAACCGTTCAAGTGCCATCAACGCCGGCCATCTTCACGGGCATCCAAACGCGGCGCACCAAGCTGCCACTGAACGCCAAGAGCTTCGGAGCGGATTTTAAACGCCATCTGGCGCGCACGGGCGCGCATGAACACTTGGTTGGTGAACTGGTCAACCGAGGTCTCTACGACGATCTTGCTATCGCTTGGGTTGTTCGTGAGCGCCGAACCGGGGAAGTTGCGGGTGCGGATTTGCATATCCACCGCCGGGTTATTAGCCGTAGAGCCACTGAAGCCGACGTCCGGAATGATGCGCCGTGAGAGCATGAACGCATCGCCATCAGCCAAGTCAAAGTCGGAGGACTGGATATACGCCACTAGCGGGTCGGTGTCCGCGTCGATGCCTTCCTCGTGGTTGTACAATATACCTTCCGAGAAGTTTGAGAGCGGTGTGTTGGCAGCCTGCGGATAGCGGCGCAGTGGCGTGTCCAGCCAAGCGGTGCGCTCGATTGTCCCGTAGTACCAGATTTTCTCAAGGTGGTTATAGACCACGTAGGCGTTGTTAAAGTCGGAACCGTTCGACGGATAGAACCACCAGACTTCGTTCCACTGCTCGTTGGTGCTGCAAATAACCTGATCGGATTGCGCCATGTTGAAGTTCTGGAAAACATGGTTACGCAGGGTGCAGGGCAGCGTCTCGACGCGACCGGTGTAGGCGTAGAACTTATCTTGGCCCATCCAGTAGGTGATGTTGGACGCTGTTGCCATCGCGCGCGAGGACATAACCGAGATGTTGTCGGCGTATTCCTGCAAGCCGAACACGTCGGTCGTGCCGAGGAACTGAAGGGTGTAGAGGTGGCTATCCGTCCAGATGAGGATTTCCTGACGGACTGGCATAGCGCGCACGATGCGCGAGCCGCGCGATACCCGGATATCACCTGCCGTATTCGTAGAGGTTGGCGTCCAGTCACCCGGCGTGTCTTGGTCAGCCCAGCGGATAAGCATGGGGTCGAAGTCGTTGACGTTGGTTGACCCGAACGGAACTGCGCCAAAGGCAAGCAAGTGCCGGTCTTGCTGCGACACAAGTAGCTGCATGATCTTAACGGGCACTGCGTTAGCACTATACCCTTCCGCCGTGGCGTACGCTTGCAGCGTAATTGCTCGCGCGCTGAGCGCCGTGCCCGGATCGGGAATAGTACCACGAGCCCACCAGTAGCCAGTCCCGTTGCGGATGTTCATCACAAGGTCGTTGTCGAAGTTATCAAACCACCAGTCGCGCTGCTGGAAGAAGACCGGCTCCTGCGAACCAAGACCCCAAGCTTCACGGCCCCACGTGCCCGTACCCCAGCCATAGCCCGCCGTGGTGATTGGGAAGCCGGGGCGGATTTCAAAGTCGATGACAATGGCAGTGCCGCCTGCACCCGTGGTCACGTTTGACGTGACAGGACCCGTGACAGAGATTGTGAAAGTCAGACCCGTAATGACAGTAATCTCGTGGTTACCGTTGATCTGGGAAGCGGGAATACCGCCAATCGTACCGGTCACGCCTGAGATTTGAACGAAGTCACCCGTCTCTGCCTCGTGCGCCACGGGAAGTTCGATTTGCACCACGTTTGGCGCAGTTACGTCCGTGTAGATGCAGTTGTCCGTATCCGGCGTATCAATCGTCGGGTTGACCGCGCGCAGCGGGGTGATGTCGTTGTAATAGCCACCGTTCTCGATGTAGGCTTTCTGGTGCGTTCCAAGCGCCAAAAGGTTATCGGAGTAGGTCGTAGACCAGTTCCACATCTGACGGCACACGCCTTGGAAGTTGCGTGACGTGTAGCGTTGCCAGCCGCCGATCTTCTCGGGGTAGCCAGAACGGAACCGAATTTTGTCGCACTCGAACCAACCGCCCTCGTTCGAGTAGTCGGTCTGGTCCCGGTTCAAACCCGGCTTAAACTGGAGCTTGATGAACGGCATCTCTTACCCCTGAACGAACTTGAACTCTACGAAGCCCCCCTGCGGTCCTCCGACATTGATGTTGTACGTCTGACCGGGAGTAACAGCGTTGGTGCCGAAAAACTGTATTGGGTTTGGGTTAGCCTGCGTACCGCCTTGCACAGTATATCCAAAGGCGGAGGATGGGTCGCCATTTGTGGTTGAAGGTGGAAAGTATCGCTCCACTCCAATACTCCAAGCATTGCTGATACCGTTTGCAATGTCGCCACTTCGGTTGTCCCACGGACCAGACGTCCGACTAGCTACTCCGCGAACACGTAGGTTAGGTATAAAATTGTCTATACTAAAATAACGAGTAGCAGGAGATAGACTTGGATTATCAAGCAACAATAGCTGTGGAAAGCCAACATCACGCTCTCCCGTGCCCCCCCTATTAAAAATATCAAGAACACCGTCAGCGGCGCTCCCCGCTTGTGCATAATTATAGGGAAGAGGGAACGACCCCGGACCCGGAGTAGATGACGTTTGCTGCGAAAGAACCGCAGGGATAAAAGCGTCGTAAACAAATTGACCGGGAATTTCTGTAAATTGCCCTCCAGCAATAAACAGGTCAGAAATTTGAAACACGCCCGCAGGGACAGTCCACGAATTGCTGCTACCAAAGACAACCGTTTGCGTGACCGGACCCGGAGTCGGTGTCGGTGTCGGTGTCGGTGTCGGTGTCGGTGTAGGCGTAGGGGTTGGTATGAGCGCAAAAGCCCCAGCGCCTCTAGCGCTTAGACCCCCGCGAGTGAAGATAATTGGCATATCAGACCCTTACGCAAAGCGTGTCAGGGACGCAAAAACAGTGAACGTAGCGTTAGCGGTCTTGACCACCGTGTAAGTGTAGGCGTCCACGCTTGACGTGTTACCTACCGTTGGGGTGCCGCCCTGCCAGCGCGTCGTGACGCCAGAGGTTGTACCATCCACCTGCACTTGGTTGTTGAAATTGCCCACGGTGCCGATGGTAGCAAACACCGCTACGGTCATAGCCTGCCCGATGCTCAGCAAGTTGTTCATCGGTGTGCCGCTGTTACCCCGGAGGTTGACTGTCCAGTTGCCGGTGGAGACCGAGGTGTAGAACAGCACCGACTGCGAGACGGCGTCGATGGTAAGTGTGCTAGGCACAGCCGAGGCCACGATGGTCACGTTCTCAACCGCATAGTTCAACGGCTGAAGCGACGTGATGTCCGTGTTAGTCCCCGACTGGGCTGCACTAAGGTTAGACCGAGCGCCCGACGCAGTGTTGCTACCCACACCGCCAGAGGTAAGAGCGAGCGGAGTGCCGAGCGTAAGCGTGGTAAGGTGCGATGTGGCATCCACCACGTTGGTGCCGTTATTATAGACCCACATGGTGCGACCCGTGGGGACGGTGACACCCGTGCCAGCAGCCGTCTTGACCAGCACCGAGTCGGCGCAGGTGTTGTTGACGATATAGACTTTCTGGATGCTGGGTACGACGAGGTTGCGAGTGGCACCTCCGGTGGCCCCGATCAAGTTGAGCCGCATGTTACGAGCGGTCTGCGTTGCGTTGGAATTGGACAGCGTAAGTGTGACGTTGGCGCTAGCAAAAGTTACGTCGGCAGTCCCAACAATGGCTTCCTCAACAGCAGTCCCAAGGTTGACGTTCGTGACGTTACCCCACGTGGCGAGGTTCTCGCCCGTGGCCATCAACTGAAGCTTGAGGTTGCTGTAAGTGCTCGACATCTTTAGTCCTTACGTCGGTATTACTGTCCAGTTCGGGCTTTGAGCATCGTTGATCTGCCCCCAGACCAGAACAGAAGTTGGGCTGGCTGTAGCCGAAACACCCGTTGGATATACACGCATATTGATAGCGATAAAAGGTGTGCCGAGTGTAGCTGTTGCTTGTACCCCTGTGGGTCGCACACCGCTCTGGTAGCGGATAGTCCCGGTCTGACCGACACCTTGAACACCCGTAACATCTACGAGCGCAGCGGCAGCAATTGCTACATTGCCCACTTGCCCGGTACCAGCAACGCCATCTTCGATAACCGTGCCGTAAGCAATGACGTTAGCTTGACCTATCTGACCTGTAGCTTGCGCCCCTTGGACAAGAACACCCGCCTTAGCTACGACCGTTACAGAGCCAACTGCGCCGGTACCGGCTACGCTGTCTTCGATAATGATTGCATCAGCATCAACGCTAGCTGTAGCTACAAAACCCGTGGCCGAAACGCCCGTAACGATAACGGAGTTGACCGGCTGTACCGTACCTACTTGGCCTGTGCCTACGACACTTGTTACAGCGGCTCCCGCACCAGCCGTAACGGACACGGTACCTACCTGCCCTGCACCCTGCACCCCAGTGATGAGGTAGCCAACAGTAGCAGCGGCATTCCCAAGCTGGGCCACCCCCTGCACGCCAGTAACGGCGACAAGCGCATCAACGACACCGAGTGCCGCAAAGGGTGCCGCAGCAAAGGGGGAAAAGCCGAACATCTACCGCCGGATTCCTTCAGGGCAGTCATCCTCGCAGAGGCATACCCACTTAGAGTTGTGCTCTTCTATATCTTTTATGGTCGCTGCGCTATCCCTAGCGGAGTCATAGCCAATAGGTTTGGCTATACGGCAGTAGTCACTTATTACCAACGGAGCGGTCGAACCGCTTACGCAGGCGCTCGTCACGCACAGGATCAGGGTTAACCACAGCGGCTTCAGCTTTCTCAACACGGGCCTCGACCTCTACTATAGCGTCCAGCGCGGCTTCCTTACGCCCCTGCTCGATGAGCGCGCGCTGCTTCCACCACGTGAGTATAGCGGCAAATACGCTGAGCAGGGACGCAAGGAGCTTCACTTTACGCCTTGTTCTCGGACAAGAGGATAGCAGCCAAACCGGCAGCGGCCATGATTACAGCAGAGATGGCCTGATACAGCGGCTCAGCGATACCGACGGCGGCAGCCAGACCGGCGAGACCGGCGTAGGTGCTCGGCTCACGCAAGCGATTCAGAACGAAATCAATCATATAGTCTCCTATGCTTCGTTGGTAGAAACAACGCCCCCGCTTAACTGTATTGGGCCACCGTACACGGGGACACCTCGTGGCCAACGCGTAGCAATACACCTCGGTTTTTCCAACAGCATGGCGTTTACGCTGTTCCGCTGGTTGCCACCGAGAACATGATAATACAACGGGTCCTCGCCAAGGTAAAACCCTACGTGGCCGCTACCCCCACGTGAGAAGACAAGGATGGCACCCGGTGCAAGCCGAGAGGGGCGTAGCAAAGAACCATAGTCTCCCCACGCCCGCGCACGATACCACTCAGCAGGTACGGGCTGTCCCGCAGAACGAAGGCAGTGTGCGACAAAGGTTCCGCACCACGGCGTCTCGTCATCCTTCCACCAAGCACCAAGCGAAATGCCCCAGTTCACAATCGTAGGGTTGTGGCGCTTACCGGGAATCTCCCGTAGCCCAATATGCTTGCGGGCCTCAGTAAGCCATGGCGGTTCAATGGTGAACATACCTTATTATACTATGTGCCGCCTGTTATTACCACCGTATCTGTATCAGTATAGAAAATCATGCGTCCGTTGCAGGCCATGTTCCAGTCGGGGCCGCTCTGCTCTGACCAGCAGGGGACAAGGATGCGGACGTGGCGCGCGAGGTGCTCGTTGCCATCCTCAAAGACGCGCCAGACATGCTCAGGCGACCCGCGACCCGGCTGCCCTGCGGACTTGTTGAACCGGATGAGATAGTGGCTCATTCCGGCGGCGGATTGGGCAGCTTGAAGTTATCCGGGAAGGACGACGATGCGTGGACACGGCGAAGCTCCCGCCGGTAGGCGACCCACTCTGCACGTTTGCCTGCCGTGATTGGCTCGTCAGGCAGCACACGGTAATCACACTCACGTAGCCGATCCCACGCCTCTTGGCGGATCAGGTCTTCACGGCTGGCAGGTTCGGGCAGCGGGGGCTTCTCACCAACGTGGAACCAGCCTGTATCGGCGTGTTCAGGGCCGATCCAAGCAAGGTCGCTTAACTTATCCTTAAAGTTGGCAAGACCGAATACCGGCCCCCAGTTCTCAGGAAGCTCCTGCGGCTCCGTCAGCGCTTCGCCCGTCGTCAGGTCTTTCAACTGCCACAGCTTGATTATTGGCATAATCTTCATTCCTTAGCACGGGGGTATCGCCGGGAAGGTTTTCGTACCCAAGCTGCTTGCCTACCCCCATATGCAGGGCCATGTCGTTCGGGAAAGGCGGGTGTCCATTCAGGTGAAGACGCTCTTCTTCCGAAACGCGCCAGTCACGCCACGAAGAAAAGTCACGGCGAGGTGCGAGGTTTATATGGCACCCTACATTCGCCGCAAGTTGGTGGATAAGCTCTATGACTTCCACCGGCTGCATAAGAGACCATACAAAGCGCCCATCGTTACAGCGCATACCAATCTCGGTCGTGCCACCAAATGCAGTGCCAACCGTAATAGACCGAGCGCGATTGAAGTCGCCTAACCGGCACTCTTCGCTCATGCGGCGATCTATCTTCCGCATCTCTTCTTCGTGCTGCTTGTCTATGTCTTCAGACATTACTGAGGGTTCCATGATATTACAACTTGTCCGCCCGGAGAACCAACGGAAATCGGGAATGAGCCTCCGGGGGTGACCGGCTGTGCGTTAAAAGTCGTCGGATTTGGCGACGTGCCGGGATTGCCCGGATTAGCTGGTGCGGCCACGTTCCCTCTACCGCCACCACCGCCACCGCCTCCAAACGTACCAAAGGTAGTCGCCTGTCCTGCGCCTCCGCCTCCACCACCTGCACGCGTGGCATTGCCCGGATTACCGCCACCGGTGTGGGTACCCCCCTGCCCACCGCCCGGAGTACCCCCGGCGCGAGGGCCGGTATCGCCCGGCGAACCGCTGTTACATTCACCAGCGCCGCCGCCACCGTAAGCACCAAAAGCAGCATTGAAGGCGTTACCCCCGAAGCCGCCACCGTTACCGGCACCGCCACCGCTCCCGTAAGTCCCGCAAAAGCAATTAAATATGCATCCACCACACGGGAAAGTTCCAATATTACCGCCCCCACCGCCATTACCACCGGAACCTTGTGTCCCAGCGGTGCCGCCATTGCCTGCGGAACCACCGGAGAACGTGCGGTTTAAGCCTGTTGATGGATTTCCACTGGTGCCGGAGTTGCCGGGGTTTCCCGAAGCACCTGATGTACCTGAACTCCCCGGATTTCCGCCAGAAGGGCCGGAATTGCCGCCGAGGGCAGGAGGGCTGCCGCCACCATTACCGCCGGTACCACCAAAAGTATAAAAGCAGTTGCCATTGGTTGTTCTAACACCACCACCGGCGCCGGCGCCGCCACCTTTTGCGGGGGCTGGAGGTGAACCGGGAGATGGATTACCGGCATTACCGGCGTTGCCGTTTCCGCCCTTTCCGGTGATATTTACTGACGAGACGCCAACCGGCACCGTAAACGTGCCCGGCGAGTTAAACGTCTGCGTGCCGCCGGGGACAACCGACTTGCCCCCGAACAACGCAACTTTAGGTGTCCCGATAGGCATTACGACCTCCAAACACTAGGATAACCCGCACCGGAGCGTTTGTCCCACTCATACTCGGTAAACGGACCATTCTTGTCCACATAGTGTAGCATAAACTGGGCGTTCACTCTAGAGCGCGTCATCTTGCTGCGCCAATGATGCACCTCGCAGCCTTTGTATATCACAGCATCGCCGGGGTTGAGCGTAACTTTAGTGGGCTCGGCATCTCCGTCTTGCATCCAGATTGGCCACGGCTCGCCGTCGCAAGCGACGTTCACCGTGACGGAATACTCGCACGACGGTCGATCTACGTGCCGCTCAAGCTCATCGCCCTCAACGTACACCCGGCTGTAGGAATACGTTGGCAGTAGCTCTTTACCAACCACCGCTTCCACGGCCCCCCGGCTATCTACCAACATAACTTCCGTCAGAGGATCGGCGTATCGCGCGTACTTACTAGGGTCGTCTGGCAACGGGCCGCCACCTCGATCTGTGTACAGCGCACCCCTTAGCGCATACTCCATGTACCGAGATATAACAGACGCATCTGCCTCCGATATGAGGTTACGCACGACCGCATATTTGCGCTCGCCAAACTGCGCCGCCTCGTCACTCATAGTAGAACCACCCCGTAACGATATACTTGCTCTGGCTACCCAGAACCGTATTCCCTCGGTGCGCATGGGTGAATGCTGCGGGCCACAACACCATAGTGTTGGCCTCTGGGCTAATCCGGCGACGTTGGTACAGGAACTCCGTTTCGCCGCCGTCGTTCTCTCCCAGCGAGTTAAGATACAGCATGTAGACCAGCACGCGTTCGGCGTGGTTGCCGTTACCCTGTTCGCCGTGCCAGACGTGATAGCCACCGCCGGGATCGGTGCGTTGCATCTTCATGGCCGTACCGTGGATGCGCCCTTGGCCAAGAACGGAAAACTGAGCGGTGTAGTCGTCATAACACGCCTGCAAACCCTTGAAGAACATATCGGTCGCGGACTTGTCCTCAAACGGCGCGACGACGTGGACGCCCATGTTCAACCCAAGCTGCAAGTCATCTTTGGTGTGACGCGCAGCACCTTCGCCGTTTTGTCTGTTAGTTCCAGCGCCGCTCTGCGTCAGCCGTTCGAACTCGTCGATAAGGTGCTGACAATACCCATCCGGATACAAATCCCGATATATGCCAATGAAATCTTCTTGGTTGCTGCTCATCGGAACGGAGGTCCTGATACCCACGCAACCAGCGACTGGCGCGTGCCCTGTGTAACGGGTGTGACTTGATGGAGCATGTAGGCTGGAAACGCCGTAATAAACCCGCGCTCCTTGCGAACCGTGGTAGGGTTTGCACTGCTCATGACTTGTAGGTTGCCACCCTCATACTCGTTAGGGTCGCTTAGTTGTACCACGAGGCTTAACTTGCGGCTGATTCCTACTTTATCGCCGCCGTAGTCTTGATGCCAACCGTACATACCATTGTCGGTGCCATCGTAGTGGGTAAGCTGAAGTGCTTCGCCAAACCCCGTTAGATCAAATCCAAAATACTGAGCGTTGAGGGAGGAAGCGACATCTGCAAGGACATTGTAAACCCAAGCGTTGTCGGCGGATTTGTGCAACCAAGACACTTGCGACCGGCGAATGTTGTTTAGTGTGTCTTGGTCCGGGTTTCCGCCGACCTGCGCTTGCTGCGTAGCCTGCTTTGCCTGCTGCTGGAGCCAGTTTAGCTGCTCGTTTGTAAACGCCTTCTCCCACCATGCGAACGGCTCAAGAGGTACGGCGTAGGGTGTCAGCAGGTGCTGCATGGACGGTCTCGATGGGCTATGATGAAGTGCAGGCTGCGTGTCGGCGTCTCGGCGCTCCCACTGACAAGCTGGTGCTGCATCCATGAGTTTGCGAAGAGGACAGTCCCCGACTGGACGTTGTTGAAGTGGATGCTGTTCGTGGCGTTCGTCACCTCGTCGCTGGGCGCAAAGTCCAACTCAATCATCGCCTTGTTCATCCGGGTGTCGTGGTACACCGGGTACGCGCCCCCTTGGGGTGTATCGACAAACATCCATCCGCAGACCTGACTGTTCTTATGGACGTGGACATTGGTACCGCTTTTTGCCCCGGTTTCTTGCACCCACAGCCCAGCGAGGTAGAAGTCGTAACGCTCGACTGCGTAGCCTTGCTCGCGGAGCAGTTCGACCCCGGATAACAGTAGATAGTCTGCAACGCGCCGAAACGCCGGGTCGCGTCCGACATCGCCGGTCTGGCACATCGGATGGTCGGGATGGCGGAAGCTATCCAGATGCTGAAGGCAGGCGGGCCCTACTTCTTCAACAAGGTCAGGCCGCTCATCCCGGTAAACGATAGCCGGGAAGTAAGCGAAACCCTGCATTACGCACCTAGTTGCGCGGCAAGCTCATTGGCAAATGTGACGATAGCGGCGGCGGTGACCACTGCCTCATCAACGGGCTTATTGCGGGCGTTCTCGACGAGAGTTTCCTTCGCCATCCGCAGCAGTTCCAGTTTGGCGCGGCGGTTTTCCATGTCCTTTTCGTGATCGCGGCGAGCGGTTTCACGAGCGGCTTCGGCGGCCTGCTGACTAGCCAACTCAAGCGCCCTTTGCGCCTGCATTTCTTCTGTTAAAGCCATTAGGTGCTCCTCCTATTAAGCCTTCACATCTTTCATGACGATATTGCCGTAATACGTCGTCCCGTTGTCTGGGGTAAAGAACGCCCAGATGTCAACTGCGTTTGCGGTAGTCGTGCGAGACAGAGATGAAGCGCCTCCGGGGAAGCGGAACGCGCCACCTGCCCACGCCACCGTGCGCCCAGCCGTTGCATCGTTGGTCAAGATGAGCGTGAAAGACGAGCCACGGTTCGAGTTGGCGTTAGAGTTCGTCAACGTGAAGGTGCAGTTACCCGTCAGCGTTGCCGAAAAGACGTTCCCCTGCCGCAAGTCGATGCTTGTGGCCGTGCCTGAGTTACCTAGCGCAACAACTCGGTCGGAATAGATTGCCTCAAGATAGCCAACACTGGTAACGCGAAACCGCTCAGTGCCGTCCGTGGATAAGGCAAGCGTATTGGCCCCCGGCGACCACAGGCCAGTATCAGCGTCGCTTGAAAAAACATACGCAGGAGCACCTGCGCTACCCGTAGACGATGTGACGTTTGTCGCCGTGGCCGCGCCGATATTCGGAGTGGTCAGAACTGGAGACGTAGCCAGAACAACAGCGCCGCTGCCGGTTGAGGTCGTGCCACCCGTGCCGCCGTTAGCTACCGCCAAAGTACCAGCGAGTGTGATTGTCCCAGACGTAGTGATCGGACCACCTGAAGTGGTGAGACCGGTAGAACCCCCACTTACAGCAACGCTCGTAACCGTACCCGTGAAGGCGTCGTTGGAGGCGATGTTGAAGTTAGGGTACGTACCAGTGATCGTCGTCGTGCCGCTGCCCGTCAGCGAGACCGTTTGGTCCGGGGCGGTGTTGGCAATTGTGATTGACCCGTCACCGTTGGTGACACTGATGCCCGTGCTCGCAGTAATCGTAGCCTTAGCCAGCGAGCCATCGGAAGTCTTACCGATCAGGAGTTGCCCGTCAGTGTAGGTCGTTTGCCCTGTGCCGCCAGCAGCCGTGGGGAGCGTACCCGCCGTCAGCGTATTGGTGCCCGACGAGAAGAGCGCGCGGTTAGTAGCGCCAAAGGTCGTTAGACCCGTACCGCCTAGCGTCGTAGCCACAGGTGTGGTGAGGCTGAATACCGTGCCGGTAAGTGTGAGCCCTGTGCCAGCCGAGTAAATCTGCGCCGACGATATCTCCGCAAAGGTGATGTTTGTCGTGCCGAACGTAATGGTCCCGACGGTGTTGCAGGTGTAAGTAGTACCCGCGCCAGTCGTGCCCTGTTGGACAAAAACAGTCGAGCCTTCGCTCAGACCGTCTGGGCTAGCGCTGACGAAAGTGTCCGCATCACTGGCGCGCGTCAATATCCAGTTGGTCGAGACCGAACCCACATCGGTCACAACGTAGATGCCGTTCTGCGTCTGTGTCGTCTGCTGGTAAATTAAGACGCGGTCAGCGACACTGAGCGTCACACCATCAATAACCAGCGCAGCTTGAGTGCCAGCATTGGTTAGGGTAGCGCCAACTCCGGCAGTGCCGTTAGCGTACGTCGCGTTCAGGTTGGCCGGTGCCTCGACCCGTACCGGCTGGTGGAAGTGAATACCGGTTGAGGCTACTGTATCTACATACTGCTTGGTTGCTGCCTGCAATGCCAGCGTCGGGTCTTGGGTCAGCGTAACCGAGGTCAGACCAGCAAGAGTTGCAGATGTAGCGCCGAGGGCCACGGCTGTGGTGCCGATGGTAACCGAACTGTTGCTCAGCGCAGCGTTGGGGATTGCAGAGAAGTTCGTACCTGTAAGCGTCGGGGTCGTGGAGAACGTCGGTGGGTTACCGCCAACAAGGACACCAGAAGCCGATGCAAGGAACGCCGTGGTGTTAGCCGCCGTCTGGTAAGGGACAGAGCCCGCAGCGCCAGCAGCTAGGTTAGTAGCCCGCGTAGCCGTCGCCGCATTACCTGTGATGTCGATGTTGACGTTGCCAGCCGCATCTTCGTTGACCGACTTTTCAGACGGGTAGGTGACGAAGACCGTCTTCTCGCCTGCGCTAAAGTTTATTAGGCTAGTGCCAGTGCTGGACGACAGCACGGTATCCCGGCTCAGGGTTGTACCCACCGCCGTGTAAGTGCCGATACCGACTTCCCACTGAGACCCGCCAGTGATGGTGTAGTAGGTGGTGTTACCGTTGCCAA